CTTAGTCTGGGTTCAACTCCCAGTGTTCCCATTTGCTATTTGCAAATAGCAAATGCCAGTCTTGGGATGACTTTAAAAGCACCCTGGTCGGGAAGAAACCCCCTCAGTCATGGAGAGACTTTAAAAATACTGGTGGAGTCAATATGACCCCCTTTGGTTTCTTGCTTCCTTCAAGAGCAAGTGGTGCTGATGGGATCTTACTCCCGCCTGGTTTCCAGTTTCCAGTTAAAGAATTGGTGGCGAGCCTGAGTTACACAAGAGGAGTTGCATAAACTTCTCTTTTTTTGTATAATAAGATAAAGTATTTTTTAGTATGAAAATTTTAAGTAGTGCTAATTTTGCAACACTTCATAATGATGAAACTATATTTTATTCACATGTATTTGATTTGGATATAGTTTTTGATAAGATTAGTCAAAAAGAAAATGATGTTATATTAATTACTGGATGTGGAGATATTTCTATAGATAATTTTTGTGCACCAAGTAATGTCAAATATTGGTTTGCCCAGAATGCATTATCTAATGATCATAGGATTATACCTATTCCAATTGGCATGTGTAATGGATTTGAACATCACATTCCAGGACAAAGATCAATTGGGTGTGGAGGGACTTATGAATACTGTGATACTGTATCTCAGATATTAATTGATATGTTTCTAAATGATACTACAGTGCCAAATGATTTTATATATGCTAATTTCACTGTGGGTACAAACGAAGGATATAGATCAGTCATAAGAGATATTGCTTTAGAAAGTGAGTTTATTAATTATGAAGGACCAGAAGATGTTGGGTTTGTTTCTGGCGTTGGTAAGTATTTGGAGGATGATGGTCCCAAAAAGTATATTGAAAAACTTTTAAATCATGAGGCAATTTTGTGTCCTATTGGAGCTGGAATAGATACTCATAGATTGTGGGAAGCATTATATTGTAAAAGAATTCCTGTTACTATTAACTGCAATACTTTTAGGCATGAGAAAGTAAGTCAATCCCCACATCATGAAGGAGAGTTTTGGCATATTCCACCACTACAATATGAATATTCAATTTACACTAAACTTTATTCAAAATTACCTATAGTGGTTTTAAATAGTTATAGGGAATTATTTGATAGGAAACGTTTGGAAAGATTGATTCAGGAACAAAAGGAAAAGGAATTTGATACTCAATTATTAGATTTTAATTACTGGGAAAAAATGATTTTAGATTTGGAAAAAACTCTTTGACTATGAATAAATTATATTTCTACAACAACTATCACTATGGGGATTGTTTAGTATCCTTACATTTCTTAAATTATTTGACTAAAGTTAATGATGTTGAGTGTGAGTTTAGTTGCAAATCTGAATATCATGATCAGCTAAATGAATTGATTTCTTTGAATGATAAAGTTAGTTTGTCTGAACTGCCAAGAGAAAACTATGATTCATTAGATTTTAGGACACATTCTGGACCAAATCGTGCAATTAATCTTTGGTGCTGCCCATCATTAAGAAGAATGTGGGGAGAGGATGTAGAAAAATTTCCTGCATACTCTGATAAGTTTCCAACTATGTTAGACTTGGGAACAGTTTTGATTGAAATTTGGAGGTTTGTTTGTCAAACAAATGACTTAACATTTCCTTTTGAGAATAAAGATGATATTATTTTTGATGAAGAGATTTTACTTCAAGACACTTTAGATGCTGAGTATGATTTTCTTTTAGTGAATAGTTATTGCCATAGTGGGCAAATGAAAATTGCTCCTGATCAGCAAGATGATTTGTTTTTACAAGTGATAGATTTGTTGAAAGAACACAATAAAACATTTATAACCACGCATAAACTTTTAGATTATGAATGTACAACTGACTACAATCTTTCTTTAGTTGGTATTGGTCAGTTATCTAAAAGATGCAAAGTTCTTCTTGGAGTTCCAACTGCCCCTCTTTGGATGTCTCTAAATAAGTGGTCACTGCAAAATTGTATTAAATTTGTTAACTATACAAATGATATAGTTGCTTATGATTTTGGAGATAAAACAACTAACATTAATGATTTGGATGAATTGTACCAAGAAGTTTGTAATTTAATTAAACAAGTATGAAAGCAGCAGTATTAGTAGAAATTAATGCCCCTCTTGCAGTCAAAGAAGTAGAACTTACTGAACTGAAAGTTGGACAAGTATTAGTCAAAGTTCTCATGAGTGGATTGTGTGGAGCACAACTCCATGAGATTAGAGGGCATAAAGGAAATGCAAAGTTTCTTCCACACCTGATGGGTCATGAGGGTTGTGGAATAGTTGAAGATGTTGGACCTGGCGTTACCACAGTTAAGGTTGGTGATAAGGTGGTAATGCACTGGCGTCCTGGTTTTGGAATTGAAGCACCTTTCCCATCTTATGTCATGGATGGAAAAACTATGAGTAGTGGTAAGGTTACTACTTTAAGTGAATACTCTATTGTTTCTGAAAACAGATTGACTACAGTTCCTCAAGATACTCCACCAGAACTTTGTGCTATTCTTGGATGTGCTCTGACAACAGCTATGGGCATTATTGATAATGAAGTTGACTTGAAGTTTGGTGAAAGTGTTGCTGTTGTTGGTTGTGGTGGTGTTGGATTAAATTTGATTCAAGCAGCATCTATGAAGAGTGCATGTCCAATTTATGCTATTGATAATAATGTAGAAAAGAGAGAGTTGTGCTTTACTGCAGGGGCAACTACTTTTACTGATAGTGTAGAGAATATTGACAAGGTGGATATTATTATAGACACTACAGGAATTCCTGAAGTTATTACTAACTGTATTTCTAAATTATCAAATACAGGTAGAATGATTCTTGTTGGGCAACCTGCACCAGGAAAACTGGTTGAGGTTATGAATGCAGTTAATCTTTTTAATGGCATGGGTCAGAGTATCAAAGCAACTCAAGGAGGAAAAACAAATCCTCAAGAAGATATTCCAAGGTATGTAAAGATGTACCAAGAAGGAATTCTTGATGTGAAACAATTTGTGACACATTATTTTACATTAGATCAAATTAATGAAGCATTTGATTTGCTCAAAACAGGTAATGCTGGTAGAATTATGGTAAAACTTTCAGAGGAACAAGCATGAGAAAGAAGTGGACTAAAGAAGAATTAATTTCTTTTGAAAATCATATTGGTGATCTGTACCTTGATAATAAACTTCCATTTCTTTTTCACTTATCTGGTGGCAACGAAGATGAGTTGATTGAAATCTTTGATCAGATTGAAGATGGAGACTATGTAATTTCAAATCATAGAAATCATTACCATGCTCTTCTTCATGGTGTTCCTCCTGAAGTTGTTGAGGATAGAATCCTTAATGGTAGAAGCATGTTTATCTATGATAGAGAAAGAAACTTCTTTGTTTCTGCTATTATTGGTGGAACTCCTGCTATTGCTGCTGGTATTGCCTGGGCTCTTAAGAAGAAAGGATCTAAGAAAAAAGTCTGGTGTTTTATTGGTGATGGTACAGAAGATAATGGACACCTGTTTGAAGCAGTTAGATATGTTGATGGATGGGATCTTCCCTGTACTTTTGTAATTGAAAGTAATGATAGGTCCTGTGAAGCAAGTAATGCAGATCGTTGGGGTAAGAAGGGGCACCTTAAATGGGATTCTCCATCAGTCATCAAGTATCAGTATGAGTGCACGTACCCACACTGTCGTAAACCTGGAATGATTGACTTGTCTAAGGCAGTCAAGAAAACTGATGATGAATACTTTCCTCCACTTGAGGAGTTTGTGTACCCAGAGGTTGCTGAGAGTGACATTTCCTACAAGGATGCTATTGTCCAATCCATGACTGAACTTGGTGAAGCAGGAGCAGTGTTTATTGGATATAATGTTGCTTATGGTGATGCTATGGGAACTCTGAAGAATGTTCCTACAGAACAAAAACTTGAAACCCCAGTGGCAGAAAATCTAATGGCAGGTCTTGCTATTGGTATGTCATTTGAAGGATTTATTCCTGTTGTGTATTATGAACGTCATGACTTTATGGCTGTTGCTTCTGATGCAATCATCAATCATATTGATAAGATTGAAAGGATTTCTCATGGTGAATTTAAAGTTCCTGTGATTATTCGTGCTGTGACTGCAGATGCTGGTCCATTTTATTCTGGCATCACACACTCTCAAGACTTCACCAATCTGTTCAAGGCATCAGTAAGTTTTCCTGTGGTTGATCCTGTGACTGGCACAGATGTGCTCAAAGCAGTCAGAGGTGCCAAAGAAAGTGGAAGACCTATGATGTTGATTGAAAGAAAATCAAGGTATTGATGAAAAAGATACTTGTTGTTGGAGAGAGTTGTAGAGATGTATTTGTTTACTGCGATTCTTTTAGACTGTGCCCTGAAGCACCAGTACCAGTTTTAAACATTATAGATCAAAGAGAAAACCCAGGCATGGCTGGAAATGTTCGTAGGAACATAGAAAGTATATCTGGTAAAGTAGATATCTACACAAATCCTAATTGGTACGAATTAACTAAAACAAGATATGTTCATCAAGAAACAAATCATATGTTTTTTAGAGTTGATAGTACACAAAAAATAGAAAGAGTTGATACTAGTAAACTTGATTTTGATTATGATGCTGTTGTAATATCTGATTACAACAAAGGATTTTTAGAGCCAGAAGACATTAGTTTTATTTGTGATAATCATTCTAATGTTTTTATTGATACTAAAAAGACATTAGGAGATTGGGTTAGCAAAGCTAGGTTTATTAAAATTAATGATGTTGAATATAAAAACTCAAAGCAATTTCTGACTAAAGAGTTGTCTAATAAAATCATTCATACTATGGGTGGTTTGGGGTGTGAGTATCAAGGTAAAAGATACCCAACAAAGAAAGTAGAGGTCAAAGATTTATCAGGGGCAGGAGATACTTTTATATCTGCATTTGTTGTAAAGTTTTTGCAGACAGATGATGTTGGAGAAAGTATTAAGTTTGCCAATCAGTGTGCAGCAAAAGTTGTATCACAAAGAGGAGTTAGCGTGATATGAAAAATTTAAGTCATCAGTTCATATAAATGATTATTGTTACTGGTTCAAGAGGGTTCATAGGTAAAAATTTTCTAAAGAAAATAAATGAACCCATTATAGAAGTAGAACAAGATGATGCATATAAGTTTATTAGTGGATTTGATAAATGGGATCAAGTTTCCTTGATCCTTCATCAAGGAGCAATTTCTTCTACCACAGAAACTAATATTAGAACGCTTTATCATCATAATGTAGCATTCAGTTTATTTTTATTTGAGAAAGCAATTCAGTATCAAATTCCAATTAAGTATGCATCATCTGCTTCAGTCTATGGGAATACTAAAGGTCAGATTAATCCATTAAATTATTATGCAATTACAAAACTGCAAATGGATTATTATGTTCAGGACAATATTGATAAGTTTTCTTTAGTGCAAGGTTTTAGATACTTTAATGTCTATGGTGATGGTGAAGATGCTAAAGGTGATCAAGCAAGTCCAGTCAGTAAATTTACTAAACAAATTAAAGAGACAGGTAAACTAAAACTGTTTGAAGGCTCTGATAAATTTTTAAGAGATTTTGTTTGTGTGAATGATGTGGTAGATATTGTTTTGAATAACAATAGTCCTTCTGGAATTTATGATTTGGGAACAAGTAATCCAGTTAGTTTTCAGTATGTTGCTGAGTGTGTGTCTAAAAAGTATGATGGGGAAATAGAATATATTCCTTTTCCAGAGCATTTAAAAGGCAAGTATCAAGACTATACTTGTGCTAAAACAGAGTGGAGCAACTATAAATTTATGACAGTGGAAGAGTATTTGAAATGATTACAGTATGGGTAAATGGTTGTTTTGATATTTTACATCCAGGACACATAGAACTTTTTAAAGTTGCCAAGTCTTTGGGAGATAGATTGATTGTAGGTGTTGATGAAGATGAGAAGGTGAGTAAAGATAAAGGTCAAGATAGACCTATCAATACTTTGCATTTTCGTAAATCTATGTTAGAATCTATAAAGTATATTGATGTAGTCTTACCCTTTGGTAGTAAAATTGAACTAGAACAACTTATAGAACTGTATTCTCCAGACATACTTTTAGTTGGTGGTGATTGGAGAAATGGAGAAGTAGTTGGAAGACAGTTTGCTAAAGAAGTAAGATTTTTCAATCGTGTTGGTAATTATTCCACCACAGGTATTATATCCAAAATAAATAGTATTTTGTAATTATTAAAAGTATGGAAAACATGAAAGTAGTTGATGCAGAAAGTTCTCATCCTTATGTCAGTATTGTTAAGGAATCTCTTGAGAAATGTTCTGAATACAATAGTCAACTAATTCCTCTTGTATTAGACATGCATGGAATGTCTGGCAAGAAGTATAGGCATTTTATTAATAATGTAATTGCATCTATTCCTGATGCAAGATATTTAGAAGTTGGTTCTTGGAAAGGGTCTACTCTTTGCTCAGCAATCTTTAATAATAATGTAACTGCTTATGCAATTGATGATTGGAGCACTGATGGTGGTCCAAAAGAAGAGTTTACTTCAAATGTAGAAAAGTGTATTGAAGCTTCTAATGAAGATTTGGAAATTGATGTAAACTTTGAAGAGAATGATTATAGAAAAGTAGACTACACAAAGATTGGAAACTTTAATGTTTTCCTTTATGATGGACTGCATGAAGAACAGGATCAATATGATGGAGTTGTACTTCCATATGAAACATTAGATGATGTTTTTATTTTGGTTGTAGATGATTGGAATTGGAGTGGTCCAAGAGATGGGACTATGAAGGCAATACAAGAACTTAATTTAGAAGTTCTATATTCTGTTGAAATCGATTCATCTGAAACATACAATCAAGGAATTTCTTTTCAAGGTAGTGATTGGCATAATGGTTATTTTATTGGTGTTCTCAAAAAACCAAATTGATGAAGTACGTAGTTGATATTGATGGGACAATTTGCACTTCAGTTTTTGATGGAATTTATGAAGAAGCAACTCCCATACAATCCCACATAGACAAAATAAATAAGTTGTATGATGAAGGTCACCAGATCATTTATCTTACGGCTAGAGGCATGGGTAGGTATGGTAATAATGCTGCTCTTGCAAAAAGAATGTTTTATGAACTTACAAAAGACCAATTAGATAGTTGGGGATGTAAGTATCATAAACTAATGTTGGGCAAACCCTCAGGGGATTTTTATATTGACGACAAAGGAATTAATTCTGATGACTTCTTCAAAAGTTAAATTTGTCCCTAAGGGTTGGGGATTTGAAAAGTGGATTGTGAATACAAAAGATTACTGTGGTAAACTATTGTATTTTGCAAAAGGTAGAAAGTGCTCTTGGCACTATCATTTAATTAAAGATGAAACCTTTTATATTCAATCAGGTAAGATCTTGCTATTCTATGGTGAAGATGATGAGATTGAAACTGCACAAAAAAAGATTTTAAGAAGAGGAGATACTTTTCATGTTCCTGTAGGACTTAGACATAGAATGTATGCTTTAGAAGATACAGAACTGTTTGAGTTTTCTACACAACATTTTGAAGAGGACAGTATTAGAGTTATTAAGGGGGACTGATGATTAGTATTGTTACTGGAACATTAAACAGAGGACCTTTTCTTCAAGGTTTGATTGAGAATACAGTTGAAGCAAATGAAAAACTTGAACTTGTATTAGTAGATGGTGGTAGCACTGATGGAACTATTGAGTATATCAAAGAAGAAAATCATCCAAGAATTAAATTGATTGAGGTTGGAGGTAGAAGTTCTTACCCCCACTTTATGAATCTTGGAATTCAACATGCATCACATGAAATTGTTTGTCAGTGGAATGATGATGTTCTTCTTGCAAATGACTGGGAAGAAGTATTTTCGGAGATAGATGATGAGCATGATTTTTATCTATTCAACTGGAAATATGGAAATGTTTCTGATATGACTAATCCTGATTGGTTGTCTGGTAATGATCATAGTAATGATTGGTTTTTGACTAATGCAAAACCAGAACATAATATTGTCATGAACTATGGGTTGTATAAGAAGAAAATATTTAGAGAGATTGGAATGTATAATAGTGAGTATAGGTACTATGCTGCAGATGGAGACATGGCAGAGAGGGCTTATTACTTTGGGTATAAGGTAAAAGATTTAAGACATATTAAAGTTTGTTCATTAATTACAGATAAGGTTGCACAATATTTTTCTGATGATATGGAAATTTTGAATAAGAATGTTTCTTTATATCAAAACAAAATTCTCCCAACTAATATTGAAGTGTTAAAGTAATGGATAAGAAAAAAATTAATTTGGTTGGTGATTCATTCACACATTTAACTGGAGGAAACAAAGGTTATTCTGTAGCTGGAAAAGAATCCAAGTATATTCAGTGGGTTAAAGATGGTAGTGGTGACTCTATTTGTTATGTTGACAACACTTTGGAGCAAGCATTTCTTGATGAAGATAGAGGAATTCCAAAGTATGCTTGGTTACTTGAATCTAAATTTGTCACCCCACAGATTGTAGATTCTGTAAGATTAAATCCAGAAAGATATTTGGAAAAATTTGATATTATCTTCACTCACAATCAAGATTTGTTAAAGATAGATCCTAAATTTAAGTGGGTTCCTGCCCAAGGATTTTGGATTAAAGAACCTAAAGTTTATGAGAAATCAAAAATGATTTCTTTTATTACTTCAAATAAAAACTTTACTGAAGGTCATAGAAAAAGATTAGAGTGGGTTGAAAGAATAGGTGATCAAGTTGACCTCTATGGTAGAGGATTTAATGAGATTGCTACTAAAGAAGAAGGTCTTTGTGATTACATGTTTTCTGTGGTGATTGAGAATGGATTCTATGAATCTTATTTTACAGAGAAGATTATGGATTGCTTTGCTACTGGAACTATTCCAGTTTATTTGGGAACACCTGATATTGGAAACTTTTTTAACAAAGAAGGTATTGTTGATTTGACAGAAGAGTTTGACGTTTCTGAAGAAATTTACTATAGTAAGATTAATGCTATTAAAGATAATTTGGAAAGAGTTAAAGAAATGGAAGTCCTTGAAGACTTTATTTACAAAAATTATTTGGAGAACTGAATGAGCACATTAGTTTATATTGGTACTAATGAAGGATATGGTCTGGAAGAGTATGTAGATCTTTATGATAAAGTTTATGCTTTTGAGCCAGACCCAGAAATGTTTGGGACACTTGTGGATAAGTTCTCAGATAGAGATCATGTAGTTTTTGTCAATTCTGCATGTTCAGATACTGCTGGCATTAAGACACTTTATGTTACAGAAAACAGACATTCTACTTCTCTTTCTAATTTGTCTGACTATTCTTTAACTTATGGATTCTCTGGAGGTAAAGAAGCATTTAAAACTTTTGATGTTGATTGTGTCAATCTTTATGATTATCTTGTAGAGCATAAGATTGATTATATTGATACTCTGATCACTGATTGTCAAGGAAGTGATTTGTCTATTATCAAAACTATTAAATCTTATATTGACAATAAAAAAATTGGTGAATTGTTTTGCGAGACACATGGAACTTCTGTAGAACTTTATGCTGGTTTGAATAATCAATTTGATGGGTTTAAAGAAGTATTGTCTGAAAACTACGAAGTTCAAGATTTCTATCTTGATGGAAAGCTAATGTCAAAAGATGGTGAACCTTTTGTGGAATGGGATACTCACTGGGTGCTAAAGGATGCTGACATTTAATCAGTTAGGAAACCTTGGAAGATTAGGGAATCAAATGTTTCAGTATGCCTCTTTAAGAGGTATTGCTGCGAATAGAGGATTTGACTTTAGCATTCCTCCAGAACATATGTTTGGAAAAACTGACCCTAATGTAAAAAATTGTTCTACTAATATTCACACTGCTTTTGAACTTAAGCAATACAATCAAGGTCTTTCTAATAACAGAATGATTCAAGAATGTGGATATCATTTTGATGAAACCTTATTCAATACCTGTGATGATAATGTAGATCTCTATGGATACTTCCAGTCAGAGAAGTACTTTAAACATATTGAAGATGAGATTAGAAAAGATTTTACGTTTCATCAAGATGTGGTAGAATCTTGTAGAGAAATTCTTGACAATCAAGAAGTTATCTCTTTGCACATTAGAAGAAGTGATTACTTACATCTTCAGTCATTTCACCCAGTGCCACCAATTGAATACTATACTGAAGCATTAAAGAAACTTCCAAATCTTCCTGTGTTTATTTTTTCTGATGATCCTGAATGGTGTTCTATGAGAAGTGAATTTGATGCAGATAGATTTTTAATTTCAGAGTCAAATGATGCTGATTTTGATATGTGTCTTATGTCTATGTGTAAGTATCATATTATTGCTAATAGTTCTTTTAGTTGGTGGGGGGCATGGTTAGCAAAAAGCGAAAAAGTTATTGCTCCTAAAATTTGGTTTGGACCTTCTCTGATGGACCATGATACCTCAGATCTTTATTGTGATGGTTGGGAAACATTATGATTTTAACTGATTATTTTCATAAAACTTTGTGCATTAATCTTGATTCCAGATTGGATAGATGGGAAGAAGCACAGAAAGAATTTGCAAAACATGCATTTAATGTAGAAAAAGTTTCTGGTATTGAAGGTTCTAAAATGAATCTTGATTTCCCATCAGAGATTAAAGAAGGTGCAGTAGGTTGTGCATTGTCACAACTGTTTTGTATTAAGTATGCAAAGCAACTTGGACTTACTGATTTTCTTTTACTGGAAGATGACATTCAGTTTGATGAAAATGTAAACAAACTGTTTACACAGTATATTGAAGAGGTTCCATCTGACTGGGATATGTTATATCTTGGAGGACAACACTTCCATGGTATGAATCTTCAACAAGTATCTGAGCATGTTTATAAATGTGAGTATACATTAGCAGCACACTCAGTCGCATTTAAAAGCACAGTCTATGATAGATTTATTGGCAATTTAATTGATATTACCAAACCTTGTGATGTGCATTATGCAGAATCACATGCAGAAATCAACGCATATGTTATAATTCCTCATTTAACCTGGCAAAGGAATAGTTATTCTGATATTGAAAAAGCAAATGTGGATTATACATTCTTAAAACAACATAGATATCCACAGTGGGGTAGACCATAAATGAAAAGTTTAGTAACTGGTGGATGTGGATTTATTGGATCTAATCTTGTTAATAGATTAGTAGAAATAGGTCATGAAGTTATAGTTTTAGATAGAGTTGATTCAGTTCAAAAGAATAAGAAAGCTTTGTATTATCTTCAAGATCTTTCAGAAAGACATACTAAGTACTCTTATTTGTTTGAAGGTGTTGATAATGTTTTTCATTTAGCATCAGAAATTTCTATTCCATATTGTGTAGAATATCCAAATGAAAGTATGTCCAACAATACTCTTTCTACATTAAATGTTCTTGAATGTTGTAGAATTCATAATGTGAACAAGTTCATGTTTTCATCTACTTCTGCTGTTTATGGAAACACATTTTTTATTCCAAGTTTTGAAACTAATCAAGTTCACTGTTTGAATACTTATGCAATTTCAAAATACACTGGAGAACAACTCTGCAAAATGTATTATGAATTGTATGGTCTGAAGACAGTTATATTCAGATATTTTAATGTTTATGGAGAAGGTAATCCAAAGACAGGGCAGTATGCTCCAGTAATGTCTATATTTTCTCAACAAAAATTAAAGAAAGAACCTTTAACTATAATTGGAGATGGTCATCAGACAAGAGATTTTGTTCATGTCTCTGATGTGGTTCTTGCCAATATTCTTGCATCTCAAAAAGAAATGAAAACTTATGGTGAAGTTTATAATGTTGGGACAGGAGTAGGAACAGAGATTAAAGAAATTGCAAATCTTATTTCTTCATATCAAATTAGTGTTCCAGAAAGACCTGGAGAAGTTTTGCATTCCAGAGCGTCTATAGATAAAATTAAAAATGATTTAGCTTGGAATTATAGTATAAATGTTTTAGACTGGATTAAAAATAATGACTGATACATCAACAGTAAAAAAGAAACTTAAAGGCATAGGTCCAATTCTTTGGATTAATCTTGATACAGAAACTAACAGACAAGAACACATGCAATCTTTGTTTCAAGAATATGACATTCCCAATACAAGGATTTCTGCTATTGATGCAAGGGGAAATAATGATGTTAGTGATTTATTAGTAGGCAAGTTTCCAGAACTGATTACTCAAGGTGAACTTGGATGTACTATGTCGCACCTTAAAGCAATCAAATATTTTTATGAACAAACAAATTTAGATTATATTATTATATGTGAAGATGATATTGTATTTGATACAGTCCCTTATTGGCCTTTTACTTGGGGTGGATTTATGTCTTATGCTCCATATGATTGGGATGTATTACAATGTGCAATTACCAGCACCAAAAATCTTAGGGCAAACTTACACCCAAGATTGATTAATGATTTTTGTGCTGCATTTTATGTGATTACAAGACACCATGCAGAAAAAATTCTTAAGTTACATGTAAGAGGGGATAAGTTTAGATTAGATCAAAAGCTTAAACCAAGAGCTACATCAGAAGAAATCATCTACAATACAGGTAGAACATATTCTATGCCACTGTTTACTTATAGATATGACTTTGACTCTGGCATTCATCAAGATCATATAGAAATATTCCACAAAAATAATGTTGAAGGTGTTCTTAATTTTTGGAAGAATAGACCACCAGAGATGGGAACAGCACAACTATTAGATTATGACTTCTATGGATTCTGGGAACCTTTGATAGGTTGACAATATTTTTTAATTATGTTACAATTAAAATTCCATTAAGTAAATCTTAAGGGTCTCTAAATAGTGAGGTTTTATTTAAAACCTTCAATTGTTGTTTAGCAAAAACGAAAAAAAATTTATGAAACAATTTATTGCTCTTGCTGCTCTTCCTTTTATGGCAGCACCTGCTATGGCAGCTCCTTATGTAAATGTGGAAGCAAATGTAGGTCTTACTGGTTCTGACTATGTTGGAACTGTTACCGAAGCTCATGTGGGTTATGAAGGTAAGTCTGGAACTTTTGCATACTATGGTCAAGTAGGTCCTGCTCTTGTCACTCCCAACTCTGGTGACACTACTGTTCAAGTGTCTGGTAAAGTTGGTGGATCAGTTGCTGCTACTGAAAACCTGAGTGTCTATGGAGAGTATTGGTTGCTGACTGGTGCTGAAGTTGAGAATCTTACTTCTAACTTTAAAGCTGGTCTAAAGTACACTTTCTGATATTGTTAGAATATCATAACAGCATTAAGTATAAATGATTACTAGAGGGGCTTGACCCCTCTTTATTTTTGCTATATAATTATGTAATAGTTCTTTACAAAACTACAATGACTGTAACAACTAATGATCGTGGTCAACAAAATATGTGGGCAACTGAGCCTACAATGTATTATGAAAACTATGGTATGGATTCACCCAATCAAGTAAAGGAGAAAGTCAATGGACGCTGGGCTATGGTCGGTATTATTGCTGGGTTTATTTCTTATGCTCTCACTGACAAGTTCTTCTTTGGAATCTTCTGAAGACCTACAACCTATCAAACAAGAGGTTACTGATGACTGAAACAATTTTTACCATCACCACGGTTGCTTTTTTTGTAACGCTATGTTATGCTGTAGAGCAACTCTCTGAGACTTATTGATGATTGGCAATCTTGAACCAGAAGAAAGGGTGTTGTCAGACATACCTACTTCCACTAATACTAGTGACATGCTTGGGCAATTTGCTTCAGTTCTTACTGAATTGATTGAGACAGGTGCCTGGGATCATAATACTAAACTTGAAGTCAAGCTTGCTGGCACCTTAAAAAATGACAAGTTTATTGTCATCAAACCAATCAAACAAGTGGTATCATCCACACCAAACCCTGAACTCAAACAACAACACACCTATCAAGGAGAAACAAAATGAAATTCGGTTTTACCCCTGAGGCAGAAGTCCTCAACTCACGTCTTGCAATGCTTGGATTCGTCGCAGCAGTTGTATCATACTTTCTTACTGGACAAATTATTCCTGGAGTGTTTTGATATAATAAGTAATAATCAGAAACTCTGTCCTAAATACTGGACAGAGTTTTTTTGTATATGTCAAGAGGTCATCTGACAAAGGACATTATGAGATGTGAAGTCCTTAAACTTAAAGTGGACCTTGATAATGAATGGATGAACAAATCTGTACATGATCCTAAATGGTTAGCACATCAATACTTAAATAAGGTCTTGGAGAAGTTAGAAGAGTATAGGTCTTGATAAATAAGTCAGACGTCTATAACTCATATGACCCTAGATCTTCATAACTTTTTCAAGTATTATGATGATGGCAATTCAAATCATGTGGCAGCAGTGCAGTGGTTAGAGGATAACCTTCCTTCTGAATACATGGACGATTCTGAAACTGATTGGGTTAGAATTTTTAGAACAAAACCACCTACCCCAGCAGTTCTTGAAGTTCCATACTTCAATCAAGTAGATAACTACAGAGATGCACACAGGACTTGCAACAGTTCATCATGTGCTATGTGTCTTGCTTTTTTAAAGCCAGGTTCAATTAAAGGTGATGATGAGTATGTTAAAAAAGTGTTTGCCATTGGTGACACAACTGACCATGCTGTTCAGACAAAGGTTCTGGCAGGTTATGGAGTTAAGTCACACTTTAGTTACAATCTTTCTTTTGCTGATATTGATAAAAGTCTCGATGCTGGGAAACCTGTTGTTATTGGTATCCTTCACAGGGGTCCTTTATCTGCACCTACTGGTGGGCACATGTGTGTTGTGATCGGTAAGACCCCTGATGGTAAAGGTTACTACTGCAATGATCCATATGGTTCATGTAATGATAACTACACTGGACCAGTGACAAATGGTAAGAAGACCATTTATACCAAAGCAATGCTCAAGTATCGTTGGTGCCCAGGTGGCAACGATGGTTGGGGTAGAATTTTCGATTGAGGTAAAAATGAAAAACTTACTACTTGCATCAATAGTTTCTTTTGGATTTGTTGGGGCAGCATCTGCACAGTATCGAAGTAGACCTTATCCTATCAAACCTTCACCATTTCCTGGTTGTGTAACTGGAAAAGAAAGATCATGTCCAACCAATAGATTGCCAAGAGCTACTCCAGGATTCACAGTTTGTTGGGATCCAACTTGCACTACTTACAGAAAAAAACCCTTTAATATAAATTCTAATAATTCTGTTTTTAAATAGGAAATAAAAATGGCAAAAGTAGATTTACACAACTTCTTCAAATATTATGATGATAAGAATGCCAATCATGTGAAGGCAGTTCAGTGGATGGAAGATCATCTTCCTATTAAATATCTTGAAGATAATGTAGAGTGGGCAGAGATTTACAGAGGAAAAAAGTCTAATGCTGCACCAGCACCTGCTGCTGCAGCACCTGTAACAGGTGGTGATGATGTTCCAATGATGGGTATCAAACTTATTAAAGAGTTTGAGGGATGTCATCTCAAGGCATATCCTGATCCTCTGACTGGTGGACTTCCAATCACTATTGGTTGGGGATCTACTCGTAAGAAGGATGGGTCACACTTTAAGATGGGTGATACATTAACACAGGCAGAAGCGGATGCACTTCTCATTGAGCAGTGTAAGAATGAGTTTCTTCCTGCACTTCGTAAAGTACCACACTGGAATGAGATGTCAGATGGAAAAAGAGGAGCTCTTCTCAGCTTTGCTTATAATCTTGGTGCTGGTTTCTACGGGGGCTCTAACTTTAATACTATTACTAAACGCCTGAAGAATAAAGAATGGGACATGGTTCCAGACGCTTTATACCTCTACAGAAATCCTGGTTCTAATGTAGAAGCAGGACTTGCTCGTAGAAGAAAAGCAGAGGGTGAAGCTTGGAAAAAAGGTTAACTTCACACTAAACAAAAATGGAACTTAACAAAAGAGAAAAAACTATGGGACAAGTTATTCGTATTGCGATTTTGAGTTGGAGTGCTGCCCTCTTGACTGCTAGTTATGCTGGTATGCTTTCTAAGATGGACCCAACTTTTATTGCAACTGTCTTTACTGCATCAGCAGCAACTTTTGGTATTAACACTATGAAGAAGGAAGGACCAGAAGATGCCAGAAGAGATCCTGAACCTGCAATCACAGCAGTTGAACCCACTCCTGAACCAGAACCTCCAGCAGATATCGCAATCGCAGATACCCAAGCAACAGGTTGCCCAAACTGTGATCCCGGGGATACCCCAGACTATCGTAGAGCAACTGCCACTCCAGAAGCTTGAGCGTCCTATAATACAGGGTCTGACGCTTCCTATATTTCAAGCACCAGACCCTTCTATAGAATATCCTGTGATTAATGTTCCAACACAGGAAGAGTTTGATGCGGCAGTTAATGCAGAAAAAAAAGAAAAAGAAGAAGAGAAAGAAGAAAAATCAAGAGGACTTCCTGATAGCAAACCTGCAATACCACAAATAAAAATTCCTCAACAATCTCAAGATGGACAACAAGTAGATCCTGGACTTGCATCAAATACAAACCTTGGAGTACCTGTAATTGAAGTACCAATCATCGGGGAAGTCCCAGTTCCACCTAAAGAGCAGGTTATTCTTGCTGGGACTACTGCTACTGCCTCTGTTGCTGCGGCTCTTGCTGGTAAATCTTTTGTAGAATATATGGTAAAGAAATTCAAACCAGTTGTTGAAAGGATCTTCGCACAGATCAAGAAAGCAATGAGTAAAGATCTAACTGACTATGAACTACAACTCTTCTTTGCCTACGAGCATCAAAAGAAAGTCAATAAGATCTTGAAGAAAGAATTCAAAAAACAGAAGTTAGAACAACATAAGAAATATTATTCTTGATCTTCTTTTTTTCTAAGGTCTGCTTTGAGTGCAATAATTGTTGCCAAAAGACCCATTAAAGTTTGAATAGATTGTGAGGTATTGTCATCACACTTACTAGGTGGTTTTTTATCTTTA